ATAGGTAACGTCCTATCAAAGACCCCCTCGGGACTGGTGTAGGATACCGTGTAGGTTTCATCCACGGGGTTGGGGGCTTCATTTTCAACTAGGTCCAATGATTCATTACCGGCGTTGAACGTGAGGTGGTGTGCTATACCTGAGTAATGCTCGCCCTCATAATTCTCGACCTGGGGCATCCACAATGAAACCCAGATTTCGTAATTCCATGTCCCCTTTTCCTCCCCAACGAAACCAGTCTTACTTATCCAAATCTTGGAGGTACCTGGGATTGGCTTAAATCCACGTAGTGCAACTTTAATCTGGTCAAGAAACTTGTAAATCCCACCTTGTACTCGGAGATTTCTATGAAGGACGGTTATTACAAAGGTCAACGTCCCATCTTGCTTAATAATCCCCATTGCGCGAGAGGGGGTTTCAAAGTCTTCCTCATGAAATCGCACGTAGATAGAGCCGTGTGGGGTGAGAAACTGGTAACCCTCAGGGGATTCGGGAAAAGCTTCCACTCGAATTGGCGGCGGTATTTTTGCCCGCAATCTCTTCACAATGGAAAGTTCTATCTCATTGATCACCCAACCACTCCTCTACTTAGGCCAGAATACCATGCACCCATAGCTCCTAAAGCAGAGCTTTTAATCGTCGCTCCATCATATCCATGACTTCGGTCTCATCCTTACTGGAGATACCCATGAAGGGTCGGGCCACCATTTTGGTGGTGCCGCTCTGATGGAACTTGCCAGGGTGATCTGCGGCAACAAGTTTCACGGCATATTGGTTCACTCCAACTACACGGATAGAGCTACGCAGACTACCTGTCTGCACCAGCATCTTGCCTCGTCCACCTTTACGCTTGAGGGTTGAAGATTTGAGGGGTGCCCATGGTGTATAGTCAGGGGTGACTTCCGCGTCATAGCGTTCACGAATACCTTTGCCGATGATGCGCCCCCCGACCTCCACTGCACCTGCAATCCATGTTGGATTAGTCAGGGGTCGCAGTCGCTGCCTCAGTTCATTCAACCCCGATACGGTGATTTTGATTTCCATCAGAGGGGCCTCACGGAGGGGCCAAAGCGACGGGACTTCAAGTGGAGAACGTCATTAAGTCGGTGGTCCACCTGCTTGGAACGTGAGTTGGGTGCGTAATGATCACGAACAAGCTGGGAGGTCATTACTTTAGCACTCTGCCGCAACCACTCAGGCACTCCTTTATAGAGAGCACTGCTTGATATACCGTTTACCCTGTAAGGCTCTGATTCAAATCCTGCGAGGTAACTGATTCGGTAATAGGCGTTGGTTTGCAACCCCGCATCGTGTACTCGAACTGTTCCTTGTTCGGCATTGACAATACAGGTTGCTTGCGACACGGCGACTGGACCACCTTTAACCAGGGCTGTAGCAGGGTCGAATTGTTCTAGGGTGGGGGCATACTCTACGGTAACACCCCCTACGATAAACCCTGCTTTCAGATTAAATTGGGTATAAGGCAATGCGTTTGCCCTGGACGACTCGTCATACCAGAAGTGGTCTACGTAGCTGGCACGCTCGAATGGCGTGCCAATCCACAAGGAAAGTTGCTCCGAGATCAGATCAAGGTACGAGGCTATCAACATTTTGATTTCGTCGGTAGCCTCGTAACTGAAATCCTCCAGCACTTCTTCTATGCTGATGAGCTTAGGCATAGTTAGCGAGCTTTCTTGTACCAAACAATCAGAAGCTGATTGGTTGCACCTGAAGATTTGATCCCTCCAGTTGCGGTACCGCCCGTCAAGGTGCCAGAACCCGTAACGACCAGGCGAGTGGAGCCGGTCAGTACGATGTCATTCCCTGCCACACCATCGACCCGAGCACGGATCGTGATCACGGCGCTGTTCACAGAGACGATTACGTCAGACAGGTCTTGGCCCAGCTTACGCTCGTTCTTTTCAATCGCCGCCGCAAGGTTGGCTGCACTCAGAGCGGCAGAAGTGCCAATCTTGAATTCCAGCGCACCGGCAGGAGCTGCCTTGGCAACATAGGTTTTTCCATTGACGACTACGGAGTCATTCGCCTGCAAGCTGCCTACGGTAATGGTGCCAGAAGCATGAGTACCCACAATGGATACGGTGCTGGTGACATCGGACAGCGTACCGGCGTTGTTGTTCAGAGCGAAAGCAACAGTGTCGCCCAAACGCATGTCGGCTACATCGAATTTGGCATTAGCGGAACCGCCAGTGACCAGAGAAAAAGACAGGCCCTGCAATTCCTTGAGGATCGCTCCTAGCTGGGGAATGCCGGTACCACCTTGCCCAAACAGAGGGCTAATAGGTTCCAAAGACATAATTCACTCCTTACGGAAAAAGTTAGGTTAGATGGTGATCTTGCCACCCGACTTTTTGGCCGGTGCGGGGGCGGCTTCAACATCAGTGTTCTCGTCAGCGGGTTCAGCCGCCTCTTCTGAACTTGAGTTCAAATCCACCTGTTCAAAATAGGTGATCCCAAATTCGTCCACCTTGGACAGCAGCTCGTTACCCACCTCTTCCGAGACTTGGTAAACCTTACCCTTCAGAAACTGCGTGGGCAGCAGGGTATAGCTATCACAACGGGTCAGTTTTACAGCAATCATTCTTCACTCCTTAATGAGAGAAGCCCCCCTGTTAAGGGCACAGAGAGGCTTCATCACGGGTCAGATGACCTCGGCTATCAGGTACCGAGCAGGTTCTTGTAGGCCACTACTGCATTGGTTTCTTCAATGGCCATCGCCATTCTTGCGGTCAGGACGATGATGAACATACGGCTACGGATGTCCTTATCGTACTCAATAGTAATCTGACGCTGAATGCCGAAGATCAGGTTGAGCGGGTTGGTGAAGATACCTTTGTCCCCCGGCATCAGCGGTACACCGACAACTTCGGAGCCGAAGCTGTAGACGCTGTTGTTACCCTGGACTGAGGCGTCACCGAGAGCGGTCTGGCGATTTGCCAGCGTGTCGCGGTACTCGTTCTCATTGTCCACGCTGATGAAGTGCTTCAGCGCAGTGCGGTTACGCAGGTACTTCGGAGGCATCGCATTGACACCAGCCTTGAATATGTCCTTGCTGACGGTCTTGCCGTTGGCATCGACAATGTGGTCGGTTGCCATTTTCAGGAAACCATCATGGAGGGCCAGATAGGAATCACCGGAAGTGGTATCACCGTCGATGCACAACTCTTCAAAGTCGAGCGCGGCACGTTCAGCAATCATGGTCACAATGGTGTCTTGCAGGCCACCCGGAGAACGACCCATAGAGACATTGATGTTGCCACCTTCGATGTTGTCTTCAAAGACTTCATACGGGATGTGCAGTTCAGCGATGACTTCCTTGGTGTTCAGAACAACCTGGCTCAGTTCCGGCTTAGAACGCTGGGCAGCACTCAGAGCGCGGTTACCGTTACCGTTAATGTCGGTAATGGCGGAGCCAGCGGCGTTGAGGATGCGACTACCGAAACCGATCTTGTTGATCTTACGGGTCGGGGAATTCATGGTAACCATGCGGATCGAGTTGAACAGAGTCGGGGACTCCATCAGGACTCGAACAAACTGCTGGTTCTGTTCTGGGGTCAAAAGACCACCGCCACTGGAAAGGTCAGCCAGTGCGATATCGGCCTTTTTAACTAGGTTCTCATTACTCGTAGACATTTACATTCACTCCTTAATCAAATCTTAGGATGCGGAAACTTAAAGGGACCGGCGATACCGGGAGTCATTGGACCCAACTCGGGCCGATTTACGGATGTTCGGCTGGAATGCCGTGTCGATAATCTCGAAGGTTTCCGCCTTAGCCGATGCTTCCATGGGCATAGTATCGTCTGGGGTGTCACTTCCTAAGACGACTTTTGAAGCGGATTTTGCAATTACCTCAACTGAATCGAGCTTGTCCTTCATGTCGAGGTTTTCTTTCTGAACTGATTTAATCAAATCACCTAGCTCAGAAGACTGAGACTTCAGCTCTTTGAACATTTCAGTCAGATCACCGAGAGCCTTGGTGATAACAGACAGATCGGAGGTTTCAGTCTCTTCTGACTTAGATACCTCTTCTTCACCGTCATCAGACTCATCAGGGTCAGAAGACTCTTCAGAAGATTCCTTGGAAACCTCTTCACCCGTTTCCTCTGATACTTCAGAAGATTCTTCCGAAGAACCCGCGTCAGGGTCTTCCGATTTCTGGCTTACTTCCTCAGAAGTTTCTGATTCCTCTTCCCCGGCTTCATCCACCGGATCAGAGAAACTCTTGGCAACTGCTTCACCCATCTTGAAGGCACTGGCCGGAATAGCACCGATCATGCCCAAGGTGTAATCGGTGAAGGCACCGATAATTTCACTGGCTGCTTTCTTGGCTTCATCTACAGACTCAGCCTTGTAGAGCGCATAGCTCAGAGTGCTGGTCATGTAGGAAGCCGCAGGACCGAAAGCCGCATAGTAGCCGTCGCACTGCATGGACTCGTAGAACTCACCCGCCCAAGACTCTTCTGCTTTGGTAACGCCAGTCACCATGTCGTCTTCTTTGACCAGAAGAACCAAGTCGTCGTTGAGCTTGACGGGTACAGCGCCTTCAAGGCTTTCAAATTGCTTGAAGATCGTGCAACCCTCTTTGACTTCCGAGGAGTCAATCGAGTAACCGGCCTCTTTAATGATGGACTGAACGTCTTCAGAGACCTCAGCCTTGTTGACAACCACCGCAAGGATGGTCGGTGGTTTTTCGCGCTTGAAGATGCGCGACAAATCCAGGTTAATCATAGAATCTTTCTCCGACTTGGTAATACGAAAAGGTATCCGGTTAGCGCCCCTCTTGACTAAGGATATGAACTGCACATCAGGATCGAGCAACTCAGTAGCCTCAACGGTCACTGTCTTTCTACTAGCCATTTATCAGCTCCACGAATGAAAATCTGTGAGCATGACCGTCGAAGTCTTCGGTCACAGTACCGCGCTTAATCGTATGGCTGTGCCCCATACTAACGCTGGTTTTACCTCCTAAGAAATTTCCATCTTCGTCATACGAAACGAAAAATTCGTGGTGGTGGTTATTGATCGCGTCTGTCTTTCCAGACAACACGGGAGGTATC